CCAGCATAGGCTTTACCAAGGGTAATAGTATTACCATCGACTACCTTAGTATAGTACTGAACACCGTCCAGAACTATAATATCTCCAGCAACGATAGTGTCTGCGGAGCCTTTAGTAACAGTGGTTGAGTTCTGAGTAACTGCAACTGTTGCAGTAAAATCAGCACTGTCTATAGATCCAAGTATGGGCATGACTTAATTCCTATTGATTTACAATTAATTTCCTGAAGTTATTTATAATATTTGAGAGCTGCTTCATAATAGTCACCTATATTATGGTCAGCAACTCCATCAAAACGAGTATCTTTCTCGTCTTCTAGTTTGATAACTGGATGAGTGTGTACATAGCCAGCGAGCCAAGGAGGAGTCCCTGGAACAATGTCATCACCATGCACAAACCGAAGATGTTCAAGATCCTTTATCCTCTTTCTAAGTCTGCGTCCACCTGGTCTAGGTGATCCAGCAGTTACAAGTGCAATATTTTTATTGCCTGACTCCCATAACAAGTCTGCAATTAATGTTGCGGTAGCTCCACCAAGAGAATGACCTGCAATAACAAGCTTTCTCTTAGGATCCAATCCTTCATATGCTACCACTAGCTCGGCTAGTGTCCTGTTAGCATTGTTCTTGAATCCTCTGTGACAATCGTCACGTTTAATAAGAAACTTCAGATTGGTTATCCAGTCTGTAGTCTCATTTGTTCCTTCAACAGCAAGAATGGTATGACCTTCCACCTTCCTACTAACTAGGAAGTCTTGCTTATGTGGATACACATCTCTACAGCACTTAAGTGCTTCGAGTATTGCCTCTTTTGCTAAAGTCATGATAAAAACTCAATTGATATTATTTATCCCTTCACATATATATCTGGTCCTTTCTTTGGGTTCTTCTGATCTTTACCATCGTCAATACGAGGCATGATCTCAACTGTCTTCTTCTTTTTAGACTTGCCTTCTTCTAGACCCCATCTATCATGTGCAAGCCCTTCTACTTTTTTCTAGAATAACTCATTATTTTATCAATGGTCTTCTGCTTCTTAGACTCACATGCTGCTTCTTCTTCAACTACTGTGCCTTCTCTCTCTGCAGCTGCTTTCTCCCATCTCTCTTTAGTTATAGTGAAAGTAGTCTGAGTCATTTCACTAAGTTCTGTAAGAATCTCTTCTAACTTAGCTTCTAATTCTTCTCTAGTTGCCTTCTTCTCAACTTCAACCTCTTCTCTCTTAACACTAATAGCGTTATTCTTTATCTCAGCACCATGTGACTGCTTAATCTTTGTGCTATCAGGTGCACCAGCATTAGCCTTAGGATCCTTTGTGCTACCATCATCGGTGTTGACCACTTTAATAGTAGGGATAGTTTCCTTATCAAATTCAGGCTTAGGTATAGTACCTATTGGTGTTTCAATAGTAGCAGGTTCCTCTTTGATGGTGGTTCCTTGAAATGTATTTCCATCCATCCACTGTGCATATGATTCGATTAGTGCTTTAGAATAATCATCATTATGTTGCACTGATGTTGTAGGTGCTTGCTTGTCCATGAGTAAAAAAGGCTGTTCTTCTTGGTTTATTTATACTTTCATTGACTTCTCTTATGTCCCTCACCCAAGCTCTAAACATTTCTCGGGCTTCAGAAACACAAATAACATAGTTCGGTCCAGTGCGGATTATCTTCCCCTTGATACCAGTGTTAACATTCATCACAGTCTGTCCCTCAGTGAAGCATTCCTTCTGCCTGAAGTTCTGTCTTACTGCTTGATTTTTAATATCTCTAAATGTTTTCACAGTCCAAGTCCTTTACGAACATCTGCCATCAATTTTAAAGCATCATCTGTATTTAGTAGATCACCAATACCTTCTAAAAAATCTCTAGTCTTTAAATTTTTAGCAGCATCTCTCATTTTAGAAGCAGACAAACCAGATGTACCATCAGAATCAGGATCTCTTGCTAGACCAGTTGAATCAATTGATACTGTATCAAAAGCATAGTATGCCTGACCTTCTCCAGTCTCTTTCCTATTCCATTTAACATTAAATTCAAAACCCTTTGTCCTATCACTACCACATACTATAACAACATCAGTATAATCTTCCATCATAAGATGCTGTAGAACAAATGGTAGAGTTCTTATTTGCGGATCAGATTTTATATTATTAACATACTCAGGAAACATCTTCTTTATCCAACCAACCTTTGTAAGATGGTCTAATGGATCCTTAGCTTTACCTTGTGACCACGTAGGCCAAATCATAAAATCTTCATGACCAGCAAGTCTCTTAAGCTGATCCAACATTTTTTTATGTCCCAGATGTGGAGGATTCAACCTACCAAATACAATCCAAACTCTTTTCATGACCAACCCTTGAGTGAGACATCAAAGTTAGCCTGACTAAACACTAACCTCTTAATCAATTTAGTAGCTTTACCATTTTTAATAGCAACATATCCTTCCTGTGCAGTCATCTCAAGACCTTCATCAGTCCTAATATAAGTACCAAACTTCTCACCCTTCTCAAGCTTAGTAACAAATATTTCTTTAGCATCCTGTATAGTCTTATATAACTTGACCGTATTATCAAACTGAGATCCATGATCATCTATAAAATCACGACCATTGTATAACTTAGCAAGTTTACCTGCTTTACCTTTTGGTGTCTTTAACTTATCTGCTGCCTTCTTACACTCAGTACTAAAATAATTTTTAAAATCAGAAGTGAAACTATTTCCTACTTGCTTACCTTCTCTAACATACTTATTAAAGTACTGTTTGAGTTTAACACCAATACTAAGTTGATCGTTTTCTTCTATCTGCTTTGCTACACCATCTAAGAAAGGACCACATTTATTAACAAGAGAGCTACTAGCATTTTTTAAATTAATCAACTTCTGTTTCTCTTCAGATGTTAATAAAATATCTTTTCCTAGTGTGTCTATCTCTGCACTGATAACGAATACATTCTTATCCTTCTTTAGTTTAGATGGATCAAATCCAAAAGAAGCATGAAGCCTCTCAATACTATTACCAGTATATGTGGTATGAAATACCACTCCTATCTTTGCTTCATTGGCTAGATCAAAATCACTGTCCTCTTGTGGTATAGCATATGTTATTGTATTTGGTTTGAATGTAATTGACTTCTTACCGTCCACCACTTCTATTCTCTTATCATCAGTAAACAACAAATCTCCCTGTACTACTCCTTCAATTCCTATAGAAGGAAGATACTTTAGAGCATCCTTTAACTTAGAAGTAAGACCAGGAGCATGACCATGATTGTTGTCTATATCTTCATCAGTATAATTAATCTTTGCATCCTTATTAAAGATAGACTTAGTACCAACAAAGAAGTTATTTGTTCCTGGATACTGTCCACAGAATATAGCAGGTGCTCCATCCCACTTTGTAGTCATCTTAAAATTACTAGTACCCTTACCAGTAAAGGTTCTAGCCAATGAATCTAAAAATTTAAAAGCATCTTGAGCACCCAACTTCCCATCAAGGAGAATGCTATCTTCTAAATGTTCTAGGTGAGTGTTCTTAGACATTAGTATATCTTAGCGAATGGACCATATCTCAATCCCATCTTCTGAGCGATGAAGACCATATCAGTAACAAACTTATCCCTATCTTTCCTAGACAGAGAGAAGAAAGCATCAAGCCAAGCAATCTGCATTAACTTGGAGTTAGCAACCTGTGGGTGAACAGAAAATAAAAACAATAGATTATCATATACCTCTTGGAATGATTTAACTTGTCCAAAGAATACTCCTGCAGATGCAACTCTTTTTATTCTATCCAACCACTTCTTCTCATGATCTAAGAGCTCAGAAGCTTCTTGAGGATATGCTGCACTAGATCCTACAAATTTCCTTGAAGATCCATACTGTTTAAAAAGATCTTCAACATACTCAACCGTTGCTTTACCTAATCTAGCAGCACCAGCATCTTTATCTTGTGGTTCATATTTTAAACCACTAAACTTTTGACTATCATTCGCTTTAATCTGGAACTTATATTTTGTTGTACCATCACCCTGAACAATCAATGTTGTATCTTGAGTAGAGAGAGTTATAACACCCTTCTTTTCTTTCTTAGCACAATCACATAACGTACTAACATAATGATACTCAGTAGTCTTCAGTTGATTAAGACCCATGAATTTACCAACAGTATTCCAATGAAGATTAACTTCAGACCAGAGTGCTTCATCACCACTAACCTTCTTTAAAGATATTCCCCATATCTGTTTCTTTCTCCACAAATCCCTCATGATAGCATTGAACTGTAAGAGTTGTGGATCAATTCTATCTCTCATTCTGACCCTCATATTAGTCATATGCTTCTCATCAGTATGTTCCTCAAGATGTTTTATCCATTTGTCCTCATTATTAATCAACCAGATATCAGCAGGGTTCCAGTTATCTTTCTTACCTTTGGATGCCCAACCCTTACCTGCAACATATCCACTAACCCATTGCATAAAAGTTCCTTCTCTATCAAAGACAGTAAAATCTCCTTTACTGCACTTCTTTAATAAAGTTTGATTCTGTTTCCAAAAATTCTCATACCAATCATCTGTAACCTGATCCAACTTACATACATCTTTCCACAGTTTTGTCATATACTTACTTACTATCGGATCTGCCTTTAATTTTTCCCAAGTAGCCCAGGATTCATTATGTCTTATTGCTCTCTCAAAAACAAACAACGATCCAAGTTCTTGAGCTCTGGTCATAGCCGCAGCATTTACCTTTTCCTCTGGTAAATTAGTCTGAGCAACCTGTACCTTCATCTGTGAATTAGGACCAAGTTGGAATCCTAGATTAAAAGTAGGTTTTTGAGAATTACCACCTTTCTTTGGATTTTTATTCGTGATCCACTTTTTAGCTTTCGCATCCCATTTCTTTTCTGCGTATGCTTTACAGTTTTTAAAAACTTTATTAACCCCGTCAGTATTAGTACATATTACAATACTTTTTTTAGGTGCTTTCTTACCTTTGCCTACCCACTGCGATCCCAGAGTTCTTGGATTTTCTGGACTACCTTCCTGAATAAGCCATGTTGATGCCTGACCGAAGACATCAGCCATTTGTTTTTTATGAGTCGGATCCTTAATGTAAGCTAAGAAATCGTTCTGTATATCAAAATCTCTTTTGGCCATAAAAAAATCCCCCTCTAGTTATTTAGAGGGGGATGGTCTTAGATATCACCTTCCTTTCGATTCTCCGATTTGAATATATCAAACTCACCGTCTGGGTATCGTGCTGCTAACTTCATCATGTTAGTAACTACGATAGTCTGGAAGTCTAGATCTAATGCATTACAAGCTTGTGCAATGTACCAGAACACATCACCTAATTCTTTTAAAAGATGTACCTTAGTATCTTCTGTGAGTTCCTTACCTTGGAAAGCAATCTTCTTTACTATCTCTGTGAACTCTCCACCTTCTGCACTGATACCAACAGCAGCAGTAAGAAGTCTAGGAATATCAACACCCTTAGATTCTAAGTCTTTAATTCTATTGATGAATTCATCTGTACTCTTAGAAGGGTAGCTTGTAGTACCATCGACAAACTCTAGGTACTTATTATAATCAACTGATTGTGTCATTGTGGATCTGAATAACGATGTTCTTGTGAGTGATAGGTATCAGCAATAGGTGCTGGTTCTATCATCTTAACCTCATCCCAGTGTGTGCGATACACTAGGACATTGCATTGACTTACGCCATGCATTTTACCTGGATCTTCCCATTGTCTCACACACAATGTGAAGTAGGGACTATGTTTATCGTAGAAGTTAACGAAACCTCTATCTCCTCGGAACTCAACTATGTCTCCGTGTTTAAACATTCCATTCAGCGAATTTACTAAGGCGGTCTTGGTTGTTTTTTATTGCGTCAAAAGCATTAACGTCTGGATCTTCTTCCTTATCACTCATGATATCAGAAGTAGATTCTGCAACATCAAATAACTTCATCTTCGCTCTATCTATACCCACAACAAACTTACGATTTGAAGTAGGATCATTGTACCTATTCTTCAACTGCTTAACCATTATTCTACCTTCCTGTTCCAGTTCCTCGCTAGAAATGAGAGCGAACATAAGATCAGCAGTAGCAGGGAGTCCAAAGGATTCTGAAGTGTCAGTGAGGTCAGGATCACTAGACCCAAAACCAGAACGAGTAGTTTGAGTAGCACTAACAATCGGTAGGTCAAACTCGACAGCAAGACCCCGAAGCTCTTCAGCAATCGCTTTAACATAGGTATAAGAGTTAACAATGTGACCTTTATATCTTACACTAGCACAAATGTTAAGGTAATCTATAAAGATTATATCAGGTTTGAATGATTTCTTAAGTTTTAGTTCATTAAGTAATGCCCTGAAATGTCCAGCATGAGCTGAAGCAGTAGGATATTCCTTGATGATAATCTTTCCTTTAGTCTTCTTCTCAAGATCAGCGATCTTAGATTTAAACATCATCTGAGGTAGATCCACAATATCTTTGATGTTAACATTCAAACAGTTAGCATCAATACGCTCTGCAATCTTTTCCTCAGACATCTCCATCGTAACATAGAGAACATTCTTACTTCTCAACAAGCAAGCACTAGCCATGTGACACATGAATAGAGACTTACCAACACCTGTACCAGCAAGTGCTATGTTAAGAGTCTTATTAGGAAGACCACCCTTAGTGATGTAATTAAACTTCTCTAAGTCAAATGGTATCTTCTCCTCTTCTCTATGATAGAACTCGTATCTACTATCAGATGATTCAATGTAATCATGACCAATGTGTTCATCAAATGAAACACCTAAAGCTTCCTGTAAGATACTAGGAATAGCATCCTTGGATAACTTCTCATCATTACCATCAGCAATTTTAACAGACTTAAGAAGTGCATTATAAATTGCTCGATCTTGACACCAACTTTCAGTTGTATCAACCAACCAATCAAAGTCAACCCACTCATCAGTAAGGGTATCCATCTTCTGTGAAGAAGACTTATACGCATCATCTGTGAGGTCAGTTCTATTTCCTAGATTAATTCTTAGAACTTCTTTAGTGGGAACCTTATCGTATTTGTTTGAGAAATCAAGAATCTCTTCAAACAATATTTTCTCAATGGGATCTTGGAAATAATCACCATCAATATGAGGTACTACCTTTCGATAATACTTCTCATTACATAACAAATTACGAAGGATAGTATCTTCTATCCTCTCAGTTGCCATAGCTATACTCCGTTCTTGCTGCTTCTTCTAACTGAGCCATCACTTCGTCTGTGAAGTACTTCTCAGGATTAGAAAGAACAGATTTAGGGTAAACAGAAGTTTCACCGAACTGGAGACGGTTTCCCACCCTCTTAAAGATGTTGTACTGTTCACCCAGTTCAAGGAGTCCATAATATCTGTCGAGTCCACGCTCGTCAAAGTATAATCTAGTAGCAACTTTAGAACCCTCCTTGGTTAATCGAGATTTTTTTGCTTCACACTTGATGATATTACCCACCAAGTCTGTGCCTTCTTTCTCTTTTGATTTGGTTAAGTAAATTATAGTCGATGCTGCATACTTTAGTCCAGCACCACCGCCCATTTCTTTTTGTGGCACATAGGATCCGATCACATCATATGTGTGATTCGTAACAATCATAGGAACTTGTGCCTGTCCTAGTTTCAAGGTCAATACCCTGAATGCACCCTTAATCAATTGTGATTTGGTCATGTCCCTGACCTGCTTATCATTAGAAATGTCTTCC